GCCTCCCATCGTCACGAGAGGTATGACTGACATTATCGTGTACTCGCGCTCTGATACGATTAATCAGTGAGTTTACATCAGCCATATCGTCACCTTATATCCTAAATAGCACGTCCGTTCTCGATGAGCCAGTTGGCTAACCCCTCTGGGAACGTGTAAACCTGTCCGCTTTCAATCTGGTACCTCATTCTACCATAAGTACCACGCACTGTAGCAGTCGCTTTTATACGAACATTGCGGACAGGGCTCTTTGACGCTACTACCACCGAAGGCTCTTCTGCCGCTGGCTCAACCTTAGGCTTTACAGACTTCGGCCTAGAAGGCTTCTGCTCTTCTACTTTGGCAGCTACTACGGGCTCAGGAGCCGCTGTAGGAGTGTGGATAGGTGCTGAATCCTCAGACACCGTAGCAACCACCTCGGCAATAAACTCTGCTGCTTCTTTAACTTCTTTAGATGCGGTCTTCTTCCGTGTCATTTGTTTATACCTTTATTCAGTAGTTATTAAGCAGAAACGATAGATACCGCGTAATCGCCCTTAAGTACCTTAGTACCGAAGATGCTGTACCATGCAAGACCATGTGTACGACCGAAGTCCTCAACGCCGTTGTCACGAAGCTCAACAGGGAGACTATCAGCGACATAGAGGCATTGATCACCAAAGACACACGCTTTGTAAAGATCAATACTATTAGCGCCTGCACCATCGAGAGTCGCATCATACCCAGCAGCAGTAGCGGCAGCCGCACCGTTAGGAGCATGAGTAGTCACTACGAAGATAACATCTTCCCAACGACCGATCTCACCATTGAAGAGGTTACGTGTACCAACATATTGGTGCGCGTTAACCCAATCTTGGTCGCGACGAAGGTACGCCGCTTGGTGTGGATGAAGGAAACAGACATAATAGTCACCAAAAAACTTAGGTGCATCATTAGTCTGAAAAACCTCTACAGCGTAACGGATAGCGTCAATGCTGAAGGTCTCATCTGCCTCAATAGCACTCAACGCATTGGAACTCTGATTATTAGAATCTGTACCATCTCCACCAAGAGCAAGATCATTGGTAGTGAAGTTATTTGTAGCACCCGTGAATAGCGCGTCACGAAGAGCGAGATCTCGAGTAACAGCATAGTCACGACCAAGGAGAGTCGCGGCCTCTGCCATAACGTCATCCCAAGAGAGACGGAGAAGCTTCTCGCTTACATTGATCGCGTTACCCCACTCAGTAACAGTGATAGTCTCTTGGGTAGCCGCCATCGCTTTCCCAGAGAGACTTACATGCTCTGTAAGTTCGCCACCACGAGAAATGTCTTTATAAATCGTGAACTTAATGTTTTCGCCGGGGGCTGCGTTGAGCTCTTGCTTACGAATAGCAAAGTCTTCAAAGCGCATAATCCCTTGCGCTTGGTGAAGAATATCTAAGCTATAAACATCGAGCATCGCTGCTTCTAATCCTAGCGCACCGCCATTTCCTGTAATTCCTGTGATAGGCATATTGGCCTCCTTTTAATTTATCTTCTAACAGAATCAAGAGCCTTCGCCATCAACTGTTGGCGATAGGCAGAATATTCGTCACGACCCATCTTTGAGATCTTATATCGATCAGCACTAGAGACGTTGGGTTGGCTTACTTCAGGAGACATAGGTCGCGGAACATTCGCCGCTTGCTCACTCCTCAGCTTGTCCTCCAACTGTGCTCTAACCGCCTTCTCTTTCTCTTGTAACTGAGCGATAGAAGCATCAATCTCTTCTTAAATGCTTCCACTTACCATCTCAAAAAACAAGAGCCCGCTTGCCTCAATCTTCTTCTATCAATAAGCATTAATCTCACTCTATAAAACACATTGCTCTGCCTACTATGAGACAGTCTCAAATTGTTTCTTTAAGAGATCATTCTGCTCTGCAAGCAGTTCGATTTGGCGATTTACCTTCTCAATGTCACTCATATTTGAGTCCTGTAAAGTTTGAAGTCGTTCCTTCGCTTGATTTAAGTCTTCAAGCACCCTATCGCGCTCAGTCTGAAGTGCTTCGGACTCTTTCTTAGTCTTCTCGATAGACTTATAAAGTTTGTCCTTCTCTTCTTTCCTGACCTTAGACAGCATCTCATCAAGTTGAGCTCTTGTGTAAACCTCCTCTGAAGGTTTCTCACTCTTGCTCTCTTTAGACGCAGCTTCGGGTTGGGCAGTTTGGCTCGCCTGATTCTCTTCTGTGCTGTTGGTTACGTTGTTTGTCGTGTCACTCATTTATCTTTTAGCCCTTGGTTCGCTATTGGTGCAAAAAAGCTTAATTAGCGGAGGATGTCTGACTTAGGTGCTCTACGTGAGTGCATACCTTCGATGTTGGTCATATCAACCATAGGAACGTTAACACGCGCTTTGTTGGGCATGTTACGAGCATCACCGTAGCTGGTCATGCCACGGTCTTTGGTTGAAGAATCTTGACCAGCAGGGGTCGAGGGCTTAGCACGATTAGCTGAGTACATAGGCATAGCCTACCTCCAATCTG